CGAACTCAAGTTTGCTGACCCTGTAGATACATTTGTAGAGGTAAGGGTATTCTTCCAGTTTAATCCAAGGTTAACTACACTATCAAGAAATACTATACAGGATAATGTACAGGCGGCAGTAGATAATTATTTCTTAAACTCAGTTGGTATGTTTAGTCAATCATTTAGACGTTCTAATATGTTGACCGATATAGATGCAGTATCGCCTGCGGTACTATCGTCTCGTGCAGAGATATTCATGCAAAGAAGGTTTACTCCTACATTAACAAGGATTGAAGACCACAAACTTAGATATCCAGTGCCTATAGCTGGCCCTGATGATGAGTTCCATCGTATAACATCAACTGCGTTTACTTTCCAAGATAAAAACTGTATTATAAGAAACAGATTATCATCAAATGTATTAGAAGTATTTAATCAGGAAGACAATATTGTTATCGTTGATAATGTAGGTTCTTATGGAAACGACACAATATCACTTGTAGGTTTACAAGTTGATGGAGTTATCGGTGGTGGAACAGAACTTAAATTAAGTGCAAAACCTTCAAACGAAAGTGCGATATCTCCGTTAAGACAAGACATTTTAAAATATGACCCTGACCTTTCATTTACAAAGGTTGTGGATATTGACACAGGAATTGTAAACTAATGGCGAAAAGTCTTGATATAACTCTTCAGGACATCAATAGAAGAGAACTAGATGTTCCTGATTATAAAGTAAAGGAAGTTTTACCTGAATTCTTTCAGCAAACATATCCTAAACTTATTGCACTTCTTGATGACTATTATGATTTCGAGGATAGTGACCAATCACCATCTCGACTTCTAAACGATTTATATAAGTCTCGTGATATTACACAGACTGATTTAAAGTTATTGACATTCATAGAAGATGAGTTGTTATTAGGACAAGCGTATTTTGAAGGATTTCAGGATAAAAGAGCTGCCGCTAAATATTCGAATACACTGTATCGTTCAAAGGGTACAAAGTATTCTATACAACAGTTTTTTAGAACGTTCTTTGGTATTGACCCTGAAGTTATATATACTAAAGAACAGATTTTTAACGTAGGGGATTCTGCATCTGCTATAGGTTCAGAATCACAAAGGTTTCTTACAGATGATAAGTTATACCAAACCTTTGCACTATTGATTAAGGCGGAGAAAGCATTCTCCGAATGGAAAGATACGTACAAGTTATTTGTACACCCTGCTGGTATGTTTGTTGGTTCGGAGATTCAACTTGTTGAAACCGTAGTTGACTTGATGGAAGCGGATTCTAGTAAACCCGCACCTGTTCCACCAATAGTCATAGAAAACCAAGCAGACCTTGGATTACTAACATTTGATGGTGTTGAATTTGGGGGTGGATTAATGACAGCAGACGTAACAAGTCTAGTGGATGATTTCTATACAGATTCGGACGGATTATTAAGTAGAATCAATACTTACTTAAATGTTAAGAGATTTGAGAATATCGATATTAGAACTATCGACCAACAATACTCAAGTCTACGTGAACTTCAGTTAGCTGGGTCACCAACTTTTGATGATTCAGACTTAACAACTGATAGTGCGGGTGGTACATTGAAGGGTATGGACATGTCTAATAACTTCTTCTTTGAGACTTTTGACCAAGATAGACACGAGGCATGGATAGGAGATTCAGCTATTTACTATAGAAGTCAAATAGATAGCGCTGGGCACCTATAAACTCTTATAAATAGATACTAAGAAGTGGATTAAAATATGGCACGACAAAATATAAACAGAGGAACAGTCGCAAATGACGGGAATGGTGATACTCTCCGTGCAGCTGCGAAAAAGATAAACGATAACTTTAGAGAGATTTATCTCACTATCGGTGGTGATAGTTCGGTAATTACTTCTGCGATATCGTTTGTAGATAGTGGACTTTCTTTCGAAGGTGCGACTAATGACGCATTCGAAACAATACTTGGTGTCGTAAATCCAACTGCGGATAGAAAGGTTATAATTCCAAACTATTCGGGTAATATAGTTCTTGACTCAGATACAGGAACACTAAAAAACAAAACACTGACAAGTCCTGTGTTGACAACACCACAGATTAATGATACAAGTGCAAACCATCAATACATTGTTGCACCTTCAGAACTTGCAGCTGACAGAACAATTACATTACCTCTATTAACAGGTAATGATGAGGTAACATTTAATTCTCATACACAAACACTAATAAATAAGACACTAACATCACCATTGTTGACAAATCAAAAGGTCGGTGGTAAAAATCTCGGTGGGTTTGTTCAAGACTCTGCGAGTAATGAACTACTTGAATTTGACCGTGTTGCAAGTGCAGTAAACCACGTTAAGATTTCTAATACTGCAACAGGTAACTTCCCTAAGATTGAGGCAACAGGTGGAGATACAAACGTATCGTTAAACCTCGCATCAAAAGGTAATGGTGGGGTTGACATTAATACGAAATTAATATATAATATAGATACGGTTTCTACATCAACTGCGGTTGACCTACTGAAACCTCTAACTATATTCACGCCTGGTTCAGGTACAATTATCCCAACACTTGCAAGTGGTGATAGAGATGGAGAGGTTCATTTCTTCATAGCAAAAGGGGCGGGTAATGTTCACTTAACAGGTAGTAATAACATTCAAGGGGCAGATTCAGCAGGTTCATTCTTCCAAATGGAAACTGGAGCGTCTCTACAACTACTGTGGAATGGTTCGAAATGGAACGTATTATCTTCAGTGCAGAACTATGACAGTTCGAATACAAGTCCAATAAGATTGGTATAATAGGGTAGAATAATGGCAAAGGCAGTAATAACAAACTCAATTAAGAAACAGGTGATTGCAAGTATTCAGGCAGATGTAGATTCGTCAGCAAATAATTACTATGCAGTTGTCGGACGTTCTGAAATATGGAATGATTCTGACCGAGCACCTCAAGCATATAACTCAGGAAGAGATGAAAGAAACTTCCGTCTTGGAATACAATCTGCAAAAAATATTACAGATTTTCGTATGGTTGTTCCTCGTTATAACTGGGCATCAGGTGGTATATATTCCGCATATGATGACAATCAGGTTGGATACCCTAACCAACCATACTATGTTATGAACGACAATAACCAAATATATCTTTGTATTCAACAGGCAAAAAATGCTGCTGGTAGTGCTTTAACATCTACTGTTCAACCTACAGGTAACACAGACGGAACACCGTTTTCAACTGCGGATGGTTATATTTGGAAATTCTTGTACTCCATATCTGCCTTGGATGCAACTAAATTTGTTTCTGCAAACTTTATCCCTGTCAAGAAACAAGGTGCTACAAACGCAGACTCACCCGCTGCTGATGTCGAACAACTTGCAGTTCAGAATGCAGCTATCAAAGGACAAATCACAGGATTTGCAATGGACTCAGGTGGTGCGGGATATACATCTAATCCTACAGTTACAATCGTGGGAGACGGAACACAAGCGAAAGGTGTTGCATCTATAGATGGTGGACAAGTTACTAAAATTGAATTAGTAGATTCTAGTGGAACATTAGCTCTTGGTTCGAACTATTCAAAAGCTGTTGTACAGTTAACTGGTGGGGGTTCATTCACTAAACCCGCAAAGGCACGTGCAATCTTAACTAAGAACCAAATACCAAACGGACTCGGTGCAGACCCACGTGATGACTTACGTGCAACTTCAATCATGTTCAACACTAAACCTAGTGGTACAGAGAGTGGAGATTGGGTTGTAGGACAAGACTTCCGACAAGTAGGTCTATTAAAGAATCCAAAGGTCGATAGTGATAACGGAACTGCGTTCACTCTTGCAACAGGACAAGGACTAAGAAAATTAAAATTTGCATCGATAACACAGACATTTACAGCGGATAATACTATCCTTGGTGCAACCTCACAAGCAAAAGCTTTGATAGATAGAGTAGACTCTTCTGCGGTGTTCTTTCACCAAACAGAAGATACTGGATTTACTAATTTTGTGGCGGGAGAGGCGATATCCGAAACTAACGGAAATGGTGCGGGTTCACTAGGGAATCCAAGTTTTGACTCTGCACCTGAGTTTAATCCAATGACAGGAGATTTACTCTACATTGCAAATAGAGATGCGATTACTCGTGATGCGGGACAAACAGAAGACATCAAGATTGTAATTCAGATTTAAGAGAAATATTATGCCGAATACATTTACAGAAAACAGTTTTTCATCAACGTATAAAGATGACTTTTTAGATAGTGATAACTATCATAGAATCCTCTTCAATAGTGGACGTGCATTACAGGCACGTGAACTTACGCAGATGCAAACTATCATCCAAGAGGAGATTGGACGATTTGGTCGTAACATCTTCAAGGATGGTGCATCCGTAAATCCTGGCGGCCCTTCAATTAATAATTCCTTTGAATTTATTAAACTGAATACTAGTGTAAATACATTCCCTACTGATACCTCAACAATCGTTGGTAACGAGTTTACAGGACAAACAAGTGGTATTAAAGTAAGGGTTTTACAGGCAGTAGCTGCAACTGGTTCAGACCCCGCAACAATTTATGTGCAATATACAAACACATCATCAGGAACATCAGGTGCTACACCTATCCGTATGAGTGCGGGTGAAGATATTGCAGATGGTTCAACTACACTTACTGTACAAACAACTAATACAGTAGCAAACCCTGCTGTCGGTCAAGGAACACAATTCAGTAATGGTGGTGGTGATTTCTTTGTAAGAGGACACTTTGTCTTTGCAAAACCACAATCAATTATTCTATCAAAATATACAACAAATCCTGATGCTAATGTAGGATTTGTCGTAACTGAAGATATCGTTACAACAGATGACGATGACGCACTATTCGATAACCAAGGTGCAACACCAAACAAATCATCGCCTGGCGCAGACAGATATCGTATAACAATGACTCTAATAGATGAGGCAAATGTTACTGCGACTCAGAACTTTGTCCACTATGCAACAGTCGTTGCGGGTGAGATTACTCAGAACGTTCAAGGAACAGGTGAATACAATAAAATAAATGACCTTCTTGCAACGAGAACAAGCGAAGAAAGTGGTGATTATCTTGTAAAACCTTTTAGTATCGATTTCCAAACAGATAGTGAAAACGATAATATTAAGGCAAGAATCTCGGACGGAACTGCATATGTCGATGGATATAGGGCGGCACGTAATGACCCTAAAACAATAACAATTCCAAAAGCGAGAACTACTCAGACTTTTACAAACGAAGTTGCGGGTATCAACTACGGAAACTATTTCGTATGTAATGGTTTAGAAGGAGATTTAGGTACTTCTACACTTGCAACTCAGAACTTATCAACAGATTCAGCTAACCCAAGTAATAGTATTATCGGAACATGTAATGTCAGATACGTAGAAGAAGATGGTGCAGACCATCGTGTTTATCTATTTAATATTCGAATGAATGCTGGACAAGCATTACGTAATGTAACCAGTATTGGTACAGGTGCAAATGACCGTGCAGTTATAAAACGTGAGGGTGGTAAATCTAGAATCAAACAATCACAATCAACTGCAATGCTTTTCCCATTACCAAGACAAAGACCAAGAGCATTAAGTGATATAGACTATGAAGTACAAAGAGTTGTAACAGGTACGTCAGGTGGTAGTGGTAGTCTTACACTTTCAGCTTTGACAGTAGCGGGAGAAACATTTGTTAATACTGGTCAATGGATTGTTACTAGAAACTCCACTGGATTGGTAGACAGTGATGCAACATTTACTGGTTCGGGTACAGCTTCTGTAACAATAGGAAACTTAGCGAACAATGCTGATTACACTATATACGCAAAGGTTAATAAAGCACAACCAAGCGCACGTGTAAAAGAAAAAGTAGAAAATGAAACAATCACAGGTACATTAAAAAGTGTAGCGGGTGAAACTTTCCTAAATCTAGGTAAAGCAGATGTATATGAAATTGTAGAAATTAAAAAGACCAATTCGAGTGGTAGAGATTTATCAGACCACTTTACATTTGATGACGGACAAAGACCTGGCTTCTATGGGCCGAGTAGAATTGTAAGAACAAATAGTTCAAACATCACTGGAGCGGTATACGTAAAATTTAATTATCACAAACATAATTCAGGTGACTTTTTTGCAGTTAACTCATATACTGGTCAAACAACATATAGTGATATAGGTACGGTTGAAGTATCACCAAGAAGGTTCGTAAACTTGAGGGATGTGATTGACTTCCGTCCATCTACACCCGATTCAGGTTTAGACTTTACTGCAAGTGGAGCGGTAGTGAACGAACTACCAACTAATGGTGATATATTCCAAGCAGACGTTGACTACTATGTCCCTCGTGCAGATAAAATTGTTCTCAGTGGAAGAGATGGAGAGTTGATTCACCTACAAGGTGAACCTGGCTTCCAACGTCCGATGCCTGAAACACCACAAGGAACTATGTGTTTATTCCAAATTCAACATAACGCATTTGGTATAAGTGATTCATCTTATGATGACCTTGGTTTAACAATTGAGAAATACAGACGTTACACAATGCAAGACATCAACAACCTCAACGAGAAGTTAGAGGATTTGAAAGAGAATGTCTCATTGAATGCACTAGAACTTGCAACTGATACACTTTCAATATTTGATTCAAGTGGTCTACAAAGAACTAAGTCAGGTATTCTTGCAGATAACTTTAAAGATAATGCATTTAAAGATATATTTGATTTGAATAATCGTTCAACTATCTTTGTCGCTACAAAGACTATGGGCCCTGAGACGGTTCAAACCGATGTTGATATGCTTTATGATTCTGATAAATCAACTAATGTTATTAAGAAAGGTGATAATATATACTTGACTCATACAGACCAACTTGCAATAAAACAAACACTTATCAGTGGAACTGAAAATGTCAACCCGTTTGCGGTTGTATCAGGTGAAGGTCGATTGACACTTTCTCCTGCTTCAGATTGGTGGTTGAACACTAAATATGCAGCTGATAATATTATTAATAAAACCGTAGAGACTGACCTTGCGGATGCATTCACTGGAACACATGATGTTTCAAACATGCCTAGACCGCAACCAGCACCTCTTGCATTTAATCCTATTGTTCAACAGTTCCGTGGAGGACGTGGACGTTTAAATGCATTCCTAAATGGTGGTGGAGGGGAGCTTGTTGGTATTTTAGAAAACACAGCAAACATTCAAGAACCTGGCATGATGGGTGGCGGAGGAGTTGGTGGTGGATTCGCCGATGCAACAAACTGGGGTTGGTTCGGTATTAATATTAGAGGTAGGGCGTAAAAATGACACAATCTAGAAGAGAAGAAGACGCAGTATTTGAAGGTACAGTATCAGAACGTATTGGACGTAGGATAAGACAAACTAGTACATTCTCAAAGAGAATCGTAGTAAGTGACCAAGTATCCACGCAAATTATTGGTGATAGGAGAGTAGACATTGCATTCCTACCATTTATGCGTTCACGTAAGGTATTCTTCAAGGCAGAAGGTCTACGACCTAACACAAGATATTTCCCATTCTTTGATGGTGTCAAAGTAGATGCACTTTGTCGAGAAGAATCATTTGAACGTATGGCAAATGGTACTGCAAGATTTGGTGAAAAACATCGTAAAGCAACAACACACCCTGATGGAAGTACAAACTTAGAATCAGATGCAGACGGAATAATCGAAGGTTCTTTCTTTATTCCTTCCGCACCAACTTTAAGGTTTAAGGCAGGTGCAAGAGAGTTTAAACTATTAGATATCAACATCGACCAAAACGATGCTGCTCTTTCTCGTGCGATTGCAACATATACCGCAAAAGGACAGATAGAAACACGTGTAAGAGATGTTGAATCTACTCGAACAATTGAGTATCAAACCAAGAGGTGGGAAGAGGTTACATGGGTAGACCCTCTCGCACAATCATTTAGAGTACCAAAGGGTGAAGGTATATTTGTTACTAAGGTACAGACTTATTTTAAAACTCGTGATTCAGGAAAGATACCTGTTCAACTTCAGATTCGTCCGATGGTTAATGGTTCTCCTTCTTCAACAGAGATTGTGCCTGGCGCAGTTAAGTTTGTAAAAAGAGATAACGTTGTAATACCAGCATCACAGACACAAGCTGCAGTATTAGCTGCACCTACAACTTTTACATTTGACGAACCTATATTCTTGAAAGGAGATACAGAATATTGTATCGTTCTTCTTGCAGACTCGAAAGAATACAATGCATATGTAGGTGAAACCTATGCATTCCAACTTGGGTCTACAGAGAAAAGAATTGATAGACAACCTTCAATGGGTTCACTGTTTAAATCACAAAACGGAACTACTTGGGAGCCAGACCAAACAAAAGATATGGCGTTTAAATTATTCCGTGCAAACTTCTCAACTGCGGGTGGTAGTGTAGTATTTGAAAACTCTCCACTAGATGTTGAACCTCTTATCAATAATCCATTTATTACTACTAGTGGTAGTTCTACAGTACGTGTATTGTTCCCTGAACATGGGTTCAGAGTTAGTGATACAGTCACCATTGCGGGTGCAACTGCGGGTAATGGTATATCTGCTGGTAATATAAACGGTACAAGAAC